TGGAGCTCGCCGGTGCCGATCTTGCTGTGACACCCCCTGGCTGAGACTGGGGGTGGACCAAGCCGCGCTTGGACTCGACGGGAGACCCACCGTGCCAACGACCACCACCACGGAAGCGGTCCCCTGCGCGCACGCGCGGACCACGCTCACCGTCGGTGGCGCGTTCAAGGCCTGCCTGGACTGCGGCGCTGTCCTCGAGCGTGAGGCAGACCTGTGAGCGTCGCGGAATGCCGCACGACTGTCCCGTACTACGCCGACAACTCGATCACCCTGTGGCACGGGAACGCGCTCGAGCTGCCACTCGAGGACGCCTCGGTCGACCTCGTTGTCACGTCCCCGCCGTACTTCGGGCTCCGGTCCTATCAGGACGGCGGGGAGCACTACGCGGGCCAGATCGGCAGCGAGGCAACGCCGGCCGAGTTCGTGGATGCGCTGATCGCCGCGACCGCTGAGATGGTGCGGGTGGTGAAGCCGTCCGGGTCGATCTGGGTCAACCTCGGGGACAAGTACGCGGGCGGTGGCGGACAGTGGGACAAGGACGACCGTGATCGCGCGCTGACCGGATCGTATAGAACGAACACGGGCGGCAACACCTACGGGCTGCGCGCCAAGTCCCTCATCGGCATCCCGTGGCGTTACACGATCCGCTGCATCGACGAGCTGGGTCTGATCCTGCGCGCCGAGGTCATCTGGTCGAAGCCGAACGGGCTCCCCGAGTCCGTCACTGACAGGGTGCGCCGCAGCCACGAGACGTGGTTCCACTTCACGAAGATGCCGCGCTACTACTCGGCCGTCGACGAGATCCGGGAGCCGTCGGCCACCAACGACCCCAGCAATCCGTCGTACCGCGGCAACGGTAAGAGCAACGGACGAGTCAAGGGCGTCGCCGCCCCACCGGGGATGGGTGAGCAAAGCCTGAACGACGGCCCCCGTGAAGCACAGAACCCGCTCGGCAAACTCCCCGGCTCGGTCTGGACGATCGCAACCCAGCCCCTCACCGTCCCCGCGTCGTTGGGCATCGACCACTTCGCTGCGTTCCCGATGGAGTGGCCGCGCAGGATCATCACCGGCTGGTCGCCAGATGGGGTGTGCACAGCATGTGGGGAAGGGCGGCGGCCCGTCACCACGTACACGGGTGAGCGCGGCAGGGAACCCGGCGGGGGCGGCACGTACACAACCATGCGCGCAGCCGGCGCGAAGGATACGAACCTCGCAGTCGCGGCGCTTCGCCCGCGAGTCGTCACCGGCTACGTCTGCGCGTGCACACCGACGATCACGGTGCCCGAGGTCGTGCATGACGGGTGGGTCGAACGCGAGCGCACAGAGTTCGTGTTCGACGGGTGGACTCCCGGGCCCGCGACACCCGGCGTCGTCCTCGACCCGTTCAGCGGCACAGGCACCACGGCCCTCATGGCGAAGGTACTCGGCCGGCGTGGTGTCGGCGTGGACCTGTCAGCTGACTACTGCCGGCTCGCGCGATGGCGCGTCAACGACCCCGGACAGATCGCCTCGGCCATGCAGGTCGACAAGCCCGAGACGCCCATGGATGACCAAGGCGTCCTCGACTTCGGGGATGTCGCATGAGCGACCGGGCGATCACACAGGACCTCATGGCGCGCCTGCAGCGCCACTACATCAGGCCCGGTCAGGAACTGCCCGGCGGAGTGTTCCTCCCCGAGGTCGGTGAGAACGGTGGTTGGGGATCCGGGCGACGCTGCGACGCGGTCTACGTGGGGTTCACCAGCACCTCCGGTCGGCTCATGATCGGACACGAGGTCAAGGCCAGCCGTACTGACTGGCTCAACGAGTTGTCCAACCTCAGCAAGGCCGACACCTGGGCAGACCAGTGCCACGAATGGTGGCTGGTCACAGTCCCCGGCGTCGTCAGGGACGGGGAACTCCCCGCCGGCTGGGGTCTCATGCTGCCCGGTACGAGCAAGACCCGCATGAGCATCCACACCCGAGCCGAGCGCCACACGGCCCGCCGGCCGTCCTGGGATGCCGTGCGCTCGATCATCGCCCGCCAAGACACCCTGCGCGCACAAGCCATCGGACAGGGTGCAACCAAGGCCAGGGCTGACATCGAAACCGAGATTGCCCGGCGAGTCGAGCAGACACTCGAGTACCGGATCCGCGACCAACCCGACAGCGCCGAGCTCAAGAGCCGGCTCGACCGTATCGAGACCGCACTAGGCGGTCACCTCACGGACGACGCAGGACTCAGCCTCTGGTACGACGACCAGTTCACCGAGCACGACCTTGCCGACGTCGCCGCACTCCTTGGTCAGCATCGGACCATCGAACGCGCCGCACAGAGCCTGATCGGGCGGTACGCCACGATGGAGATCACCCAGCTACGCCGCGTCCTCGACACACTCGACGCTGCACTCGCGGCCGCAGCACTGTCGCTCCCAGCACGAGCGGACGTACCAGCATGACCGCGGCCAAGCAAACACCCAAGCAAGTGCTAGACCACATGCCATGCCCGAAGTGTGGGCAACCTCATCCCAGGTGCAGCGCACACCGGAAGTCCGACGGGCTGCCATGCACACAGCGAGCCATGCACGGGCAGGCCGTGTGCAAGGTCCACGGTGGGATGGCCAAACAGAACCGAGCGGCCGCCGCGCGGCGTATGGCTGCGGCTGCGGCCACGTCGGCGGTGCGGACGCTGGGGCTGCGGGTGGATGTGTCGCCGGCTGAGGCCCTGCTCGATGAGGTGCAGTGGACGGCCGGGCATGTGCTGTGGCTGCGCGGGAAGGTCGAAGAGCTGGACAGTGCGAGCCTGGTGTGGGGTACGACCCGCACGGAGACCGAGCTCAGTTCCGCCCTGCTGATCGGTGTCTCCAAGGGCAAGGTCAGCGGCGTGTCGTCGGCGCCGTCGAACAAGGTCATCCAGACTGCCGCCCCGTCCGTGTGGTACGTGCTGTACACCCAGGAGCGCGCCCACCTGGTCACCGTCTGTACGGCTGCGCTCAAGGCCGGCGTCGAAGAGCGGCGTGTGCAGCTCGCTGAGAAGCAAGGCGAGCTCGTGGCGCAGGTCATCCGCGGTGTCCTCGACGACCTCGGCCTGACCCCTGAGCAGGAGGAACGGGTCGCACTGGTGGTGCCGGCACGGTTGCGGCTCCTCGCCGGCGGCGCCGCGTCGGGTCCGTGAGCGTGTTGTGGGCTGAGGCTGCGGCCCGCGCCTTCGAGCCTGCACCGCCCCCACGGTGGGCCACACCCGGCGCCCTCGCCCAAGCGTTCGACCCGAAGACCCGGCAGACCCCGGCGCTCGAGCTGATCGACCAGACGCTCGTCGAGGCGTTCCACACGGCGGACGCCCGGGTCATCATCACCATGCCACCCCAGGAGGGCAAGTCACAGCGCGCCTCGCGCAGGTTCCCCTTGTGGGCCCTCACGCAGAACCCTGAGCTGCGGTTCGCGATCTGCTCCTACGAGCTCGGTATGGCGCGCCGTTGGGGCCGAGCCATCCGCGACGACATCAACGGCCACGCTGCCGACCTGGGTCTGCGGATCCGCGAGGACCTGTCCGCACAGCACGAGTGGCAGCTCGCCGGCCATGAGGGTGGGGTGTACGCCGCCGGTGTCAGTGGGGCCCTGACCGGGCGCCCCGTGGACGTCATGGTCATCGACGACCCCGTGAAGGACCGCGAACAGGCAGACTCCCCAACCTACCGGGAGCGTGTGTGGGACTGGTGGTCGGAGACCGCGGTGAGGCGTCTCGCTCCTGGCGCCCCTGTGGTCTTGATCTTGACCCGCTGGCATGAGGACGATCTCGCAGGCAGGCTCCTGGCCGCTGAGGACGGGCACCTGTGGAAGGTCCTGTCCATCCCCGCGCAGGCCGAGACCGACGACGACCCCCTGGGTCGCGCACCCGGGGAGTTCATGCTGTCGGCTCGCGGGCGCACCACTGAGCAGTGGCAGGCCATCAAGACCGGGGCGCCGACCCGCACGTGGGCGGCCTTGTACCAGCAGCACCCGGCACCCGTCGAAGGCGCGGTGTGGAAGTCCCCGTGGATCGACCTGAACCGTGGCAAGTCCGGTGACTTCCACCCGCGCATGGCCCGTGTCGTCGTCGGCGTCGACCCGGCCGTCACATCGAAGGCCACGTCGGATGAGACGGGCATCGTCGTCGCCGGCATCGACGTCGAAGGGTACGCGTGGGTCCTCGACGACAGGTCAGGGCGCGGCACACCCGTTCAGTGGGCGACCCGCGTGTGGAACTCGGTCCTCGACTGGGGTGCGACCGAGGTGGTCGTGGAGGACAACCAGGGCGGTGAGATGGTTCTCGAGGTCATGCGCGCCGCATGGAAGACGCTCAGAGCTCGCGCCACCCGCCTGCCTCCTCCGGTGCGCCGTGTGCATGCCGTGCAGTCGAAGCGGGCCAGGGCTGAGAGCGTGGCGGCGTTCTACGAGATCGGCCGTGTCCGCCACGCAGCTGACGGCACCGACCGGTTGGCGACGCTTGAGGATCAGATGGTCACATGGACGGGCGACGGGGCTTCCCCGGACAGGATCGACGCGCTCGTGCACGCCCTGACCGCGTTGCTGTTGCCTCAACACTCGGAGGGTGGGATCGGGGTGGCGCCCACGCAGGCTGCACGGTGGGCCACCATGCGCGGACGGTGACAGGCCATGGCCAGCAGTTTGCACCTGCTCAGGGAGGCATGCCCGGTTCGCGAATCCCCTATTTCGAGGATCCCAAGTCACCTATCTCGCAGAGTTGGACCCGCTCGGACGTGACACCCCCTGGGTCACGATGAGGTGATCACACCACCCGAGGAGGCCACCCGGTGCAGATTCACGTGCAAGACCAGTGGGCGCCTCTCGCGCACATCCCCGACCTCAGGGACAATGTCCGCCCCCCCGGTATCGCCACGTGGGTCGACGACGTGGACGCCCGCCGGCTGACCGCCTATCAGGTGCTCGCCGCGTACACGGAGAACACGCGCCGGTTCTGGTTGCCCGACGACCTGTGGAACCTCGAGGTCATCGGCAGCCCGGGCGAGTACACGATCGGGCACGGGCCGGCTGAGAACTACCGCGAGTACGGTGACGGCGCCCTACTGGTGGCCACCGCCCGTTCCCTGGTGTTGGGCGATGACCAGTCCGTCACGTTCCCCGAAGCGGAGCTTGTCCCGGACAGTGAAGGCCCTGACGGGGCCATGATCGAGGCTCCGCCGAACCCGGCCGAAGCCTGGCTGACTGATTGGGTGATCCGGGAGCGTCTGACGCAGAAACTTCTCGAGGGTGAGGACCTGACGATCACCCAGGGTGACGGCGTGTACGTCCTCGGCTGGTCGGTGCTCAAGAACCGGCCAACTCTGCGCGTGTACGACCCGGGGTTCTACTTCCCCGACCCGCACGCCACGATCACGGGCTGGGATGATGACGGGTTCCCACCGGTCGTGCACGTCGCCTGGGAGTGGTTGGCACAGGACGGCACCCGCTGGGTGCGGCGCATGACCTGGCGGATGACCAAGCTCGAGCGCAAGATCCGGGCCCCTTGGGGTGACGACCGGTCATGGACGTGCCAGTACCGAGCCTGCGACTACCAGCTCGACCACCTTCGCGCAGGACGCACCGTGTACTCCGATGAACTCACCAACCCGAACTACCGGCAGGTCCTCACCGGCACCCCAGGCACGGACGGGTGGGTCGACACCGAGGTCGACTTCATGCCCGTCGTGCACGTCACGAACGACCCGACGTCGCAACGCACGTTCGGCAACGCCCTGCTGCTGCTCCTCGCCGGCCTGCTCGACGACCTGGGGAACACGGACACGGACCTTGCGGCCGCGGCACAGAAGTCCGGCGTGTCATCCCTGGTCACCACAGGGGTCCCCGCTGGTGGTCTGACCGGTGGACCGAACCAGTGGGGCATGCCCGCCGGGTCGACCGCGAACTGGTTGGACACGTCGAAGAACCTCGACGCGCTGATCAAGTTCAGCCAGTCCCTGCTGGATCGTTTGGCGACGAACTCGCGGCTCGCACAGGCACTCCTGGGTCGGGTGTCACCCGCTGATGTGCCATCAGGGTTCGCTCTGCAGCTGGGGTTCCACCCGGCGAAGCAACTCCTGCGGGAGATGCGGACAGTGCGGGACGAGAAGTACCCGCTGATCCTCAAGTTCGCCATGCGCCTCGCCCAAGCGAACGGCGCGCTCAAGCCCGGGCTGTTGCCTGAGGCGACGATCGCACTGGGTGCGTCCCTGCCGGCAGACCGGATGGGCGCCGTCACCGAGGTGAAGGACCTCCTCGGGGTGCACGCGATCTCGACGGAGACGGCGGTGCGGCTGCTTCAAGCCGTGGGCCTGCCCATCGAGGACGCGGAGGCCGAGGTTCGTGAGATCCGCCAGGGCCAGTTCGACGACGCGGTGAAGCTCGTGGACGCGACCGGTGACATCGACGCGGCTCGAGCCATGCTGGGTCTGCCGGCGAAGACCGCGGGGACCATGCTCGAGGCCGCCGCCGCCGCCGCGGCGTCGACTGCGGTCGGGGCGTGACCAGTGCCGTCCCGGGTGTGCCGGTGTGGTGGGATCCGTGACCTGCGGGGTCTGTGCTTGCACTGTGACTTCCCCAGGGTGTGCGAGGCCCGGTGTCTGGCGTGCCACCTGTTGCGGCTGACCTGCTAT